AAGATAATATCACGACATTGCTCAGCAACCTCACGATGTTCCTTCTGTGTTGCAGAATCACAACGGATGTCAATGTAGTGTAACCAGCTACGAAGAGTGCCATTCATGTACATCTTAGACAAGGTAAGACCTTCAGGGAGAATCTTACGAGCTACTTCCTTAGCGATACCTTTGTCCAAGGCTGCTGTGTACAGGAACTTAGCTTCATCAGTGACCCTACGTTGAATACCTTCCCACCAGTACTGCAAGCTCAAGTCATCGGAGTACAGGCTATTCTGACGGTTCTTCTCGTCTTGTAGTCGTACTTCTGATGTGTTGACAAAGCCTTCTGAGACTGCGTAACGCTGTGAGAACTCTTGGAAGGAGAAGCTACGGTGACGTAAGATCTGACGAGCTATATCACGAGTAGTTTCAATCTCCATACAGACGTTAACCATCTCAAATGGTGACCAGTGCTTGTTCTTAATAAGGTACGTTAGTAACTTGGTCGCAGACGCAGGGTTGTTCTGGTTTGCCGGATTTGACACACGGGCCATATACGCAATCTTGCTCTCCGCTTCCGGTGTTACCCACACTAGTTTCACACAAGGCTGGATCATACTGTTTTCCTTCTTCGACCATTCGTTTCAACATCTCAATCAGACCAAATCTAAACACCTGAGCTTGTTCCTCAGCTGTCAAGTTAATGTGATAGTCTGCACTACCGTCTTCATTCTCATTCTGTAATTCGAGTTCCATCACTTACCTTCTTTCGTCGTTCGTTGATCCAATGTTCAGGAATAACCTTATCAGCGTAGAGAAAGTCATTCTTAACACACCAAGCAGCGTAAGTGGTTCGTGACCCTTTAGCTAACTTCTGGTTACTGTTTGAGAAGACAAACCTAATGTCTAGCTGAGGCTGCTGTCGCTTGATAAGCATGTGCTTCTTACGATCTGCAATCAGGAAACGTCCCTTAGTCTCTACGATGATACCGTTATCGAGAACAAAGTCAGGAGTATATTGATGTTCACTCGCTGGCTTGATGTACTTGATCTTAGTCTCTTCGTAGGTGAAAGGAACACCTGCTTCTGTGAGAGCCTTAGCGACATCTTCTTCAAGGCCGCTACGCCACCCATGCTTCAAAGCATTAGCTCTTTTGGAGCTTGTTGTCTTACGAGTTACCATCTTTAATCTTTATGATCTTGTCTTGAATTGCCTCAAATACACGAACAGCTTCTCGGTATTCACGATAAAGTTCTTCAGAAACTTCAATGATAGTGGTAGACCAACAATCATCTTCATCCTCAAACAACTCATAGACAGGCCACCACTCTTGTTCATCTAGATAAACCTTCATAGCTTAGTCCTTTCATACTGATGTAACAAAGCACCGAAGGCATCTACGAAGACTTCATCGTGGTTAGTATGTCCCATAGCGAACATAATAGCGTGGACGAGTTCATGGCAGAATGTCTGCTCGGTGAAGTTCTTATTCATTCCTGTTCGTAGATATATGATCTGAGTAGCACAGTCACATTTACCGTACTCACTCAAGTCCTCTACGTACTTGACGTACCATTGGCATCCAACAAGGTAGAAACTAGAGGGCACTTTTGGTTTGGAGTTCTTCGTAGCCATAGAAGGTTCAAGTTTTCATCGACACGAAGTTGATTACCATCGTAAGCTTTGAGACAAGCGTCATAGTATTCCCTTTCAGTTTTACAATCCTTCAAAAGCTTCTCAGCCTTCTTAGGTCCAATGCCTTTCAAGCCAATGATGTTGTCAGTACGATCCCCTGTGAGCACTTGAGTGAACAAGTTACGAAGACCTTCTTCCTCGGTAACGTAGTACTCTAAACGCTTCACAAAGTTGTAGTGCCAACCGGCGACTTGATCTAGGTCTTTGTCAATGGAGACAATCCACCCACCCGTCTTAGTTGCCTCAATAGCCACTGCATCATCAGCTTCTTCACCTTCTACCAGTTCTGCTCCTAGGCGCTGGAGATGGTTACGGATAGCTTGGTAATGTACTGGCCTCTTAGCATCCTTGCGGTTACCTTTGTAAGGCTCGGTGACTGCTATGTCATTACGAAAGTTACCTTTGCCAGTGATGTACGCTTTGTAGTCATCACACTTCAGCTCTTGGTAAACAATCTCATGAACTAAGGTAGTCACACGAGCCATACAGATAGCCTCATCAACGTCTTCACTAGCGAAACCTACTCGGTAACAGATAATGTCAGCGTCAATGATGGCTAACTTAGGACGCTCAGAGCGGTTCATCAGTCTCAACTGGTGGCACGTAAGTCTTAACTTCAGTGACCATGACTGTCTTGATAGACGGTGCATTACCGTGCTTAGCTGACATACGGTGTGTGTATGAACTCACCACAGCCACGCACTTAGAACCGTTACCCAAAGCATCAATTGGAATCTCTTTGAGGTCTTGGTCGATAGGCTTGAACTCGTAGTTGCTCTTGCCAACAATGAAGTTACCTTGAGCTTCTTTGTACTTGACCTTGATACCCAAGCCTGTGAGCTTAGCTGCATCGTCATCGCTGATGTTACCGATGGTGCATTCGTACTTCTTGTTGTCCTCGTTGAATGCAGTGTTGAAGTTATTCATCCACTTAGTCCAAAACAACTCACCGCTAACTTTAACTGGTTTCAAATCTGACATTTTGTTTTCCTTTTAGGATTGAGCCGTAGCTCCATTACTGTAAATAACTGCCTTCTCGACGAGAGACAGCTTCTGCTTCATCCTCAATGTACGCTAGTGCCGCTGAGAGCACCAAGTATACATCAAGGATATCTAGATCGTCGCTATGTTTAATCAGGAACGATTCGTCACTGATATCAAGCACAATCCGAGATTTCACTTCATCACTTTTCATTTAACTCCTTAAAATATGTAGCAGCTACTGCTAGACACATTGCCACAAATTGATCGTCGTTCATGTTGCTTTTAGCATCATTATACCTCCAACATACCCATTGTACGTTATCTAACTCGTATCCTCTAGAAGAATCAATTCGATCAATAGACGGGGAAGTCCACTTATCCCCTATTCTCCCCATTTCCACACCTGTTTTGGCACACTTACCTTGTTGTTTCTCCCACAGTTCGTGCATAAACGGTGTAGTGATGTTAAAACAAAGATTGTCTTTTCTAGCTCTTTTCTTTGCTGACATAACTTTATTTGACACTGTGCCTTTTAGAGTACGGCGATGGCGGTACTGCAATTCACTGTTTGAGGTTACTGTCATTTACTTCTCCTTATATGGTTTAAAGCATAGACTTTAACATAAATTTACAAGGTTGTCAAGTTTTAGTGAGTTTCTTTCCAGTTGGCCCCAACAGCATACTCTCCAGACAATGGACAGCTTAGATTATAAGCTTTACCTGCATCTTTGATAGCTTCCACAAACGCTTTGCCGACAGCATCTGCTATATCAGGCTTACACTCGATTTGAACTTCATCGTGAACCCACGCTACTAATTTAAGTTCCCACTTGTTTTTTCGAACTGTTTCATCAAACAAAACTAGAGCTTTCTTCATGACAATCGCTCCAGCGCCTTGAAGCAAGCTATTGAGTGCAGCGTGTTCGCTACGAACCCATATTTTACGGCCATCAAGCCCGGGTACAAAGCCCTTGCTCGCTGATATGGCGACTTTATCACGTAGACGCTTGAGTGCGGGAGTCCCTTTAAGAAAGGTATCGATAAGCCTTTGTCCATCCTTAGCACTACCACCGACAATCGAGCCAACCTTGGAAGGCCCCGCGCCGTACATCCAGCTATAGATAAACGTTTTTGCTTGATCGCGTGTCTGCAACCCCGCTGCTTTTTGGTTGATCGTATGGATGTCCGTGCCATCTTTAGACGATCCTTCACAGACTGTTTTAACATATGCCTCGTCTTTCATATAATGCGCCAACATTCGTAATTCCAAACCACTAGCATCAGCGCCTACTAACACATTTCCATCCTCAACTGTCCAACATTGCCTACACTCTGGCCCATAAGGTGAGCTTGAATTGGGAATCTGAGCCATGTTTGGTTTCATATGGGTAGCCCTGCCTGTTACAGCACCGTTGGTGATGACTCTACCGTGTACCCTACCATCAGCAGCTACAACCTCTAACCATGACTCAATCTGAGCGATACGTTTCCCTAGCATCATGTACTCAGCAATCAACTGAGCGATGGGATACTTCAGAGACATCAACGTAGCCTCATCCACGATAACCTGCCCTTTAGGGTGATTAGCTGTAGGCTCAGTGAACTTCTTAGGCTTCCACCCAAGGCCAATAAGCTTCTCAGCTATCTGCTGACGTGAGGCAGGGTTGAACACCACCAGCTCAGGCTTGAGAATCTTCCCTGTCTTCTCAGAGATACGCTCAACCTCGTATGGTGGATACAGCTCCTGCATCTTGTCATTGATAGCGCTTATCTTCCCCTTCAGTTCAGCTAACAAGCACGTAGCGTGAATGGTGTCCAACTTGAAACCGTTCTTCTCTTGTTTGTTGAGGATAGCTGCTACTTGGTGTTCTAAAAGAACTGACTCAGGGGAAAATCCCTTATCACTAAGAGCATCACAAAGAGTGCGAAATAAAACCACAAGAACAGAAACATCCCTATTGCAATAGTAAGACAGTAATCCATCAATCGGAGCATCAAAGCATTCACCTTTATACTCCTCTTCCCGATTCATCATCCACTGCCACGTTGCCTTGTAGTCCAGCTTCTTTACGCCTAGAGTTTGTCCCCATGCGTCGAGACTGTGACCGCCCTCCCTCGTTGGCTCTAGTAGCCTTGACACTATCAATGTATCGTACGCTTGCCTCAATCCAATCTTCGTCCCCCATAACTTGTTCAGTATCGGGAAATCGAATCCGACCCCGTTGTGACCGGCGATCAGCGTAGCGTCCTTTAAGTAGTCCCAAAGGCCTGTTTGAGCTTTCCATACACGTACCTCTCCTGTGTCAATGTCCTGAGTCACACATAGATGGATTACATCATGTGCCATGTTAGTCTCGATGTCTAGTGCTATGCGTTTCATTTTAAGTTCAAGAATAGCCCGATCTGGGCAAATGAGTATCCTAACCACATGATACCAGCTCCCATGTCACCTTTGAGCCACTGTAGCACTCCTACAACAGAGTAGCCTACACCGATAGTCCCC